AGACCTAGATACTCACCATCCTTGAAGATGGGCTCATCTGTGCGCACAATAAAGTCGCCGTTCTCTGTGATACCTACGAGGTGCTGAACCTCAGTTTTTGGGGCGAGGATGTATGAGCCATCCTCTAGATATACGCGTACCCTGCGAGGTTTGCGTGGCTCTGTAGCCACAAATCGACCAAGTGCTGCATCGTAGTGTCTAGTAGCCATAACTATGCACCTACCTGTGCAGGTAAATATGCGCGCACATCTTTGAGCATCTCTGATGCAGATAGCCATCTGTGTTCGTGAGATTGCCATACCTCGGCGTTGCTAAACTTGTTAGTGATGTACACGAGTGCCGATGCTACTGATGCAGGTGTCGCTGTCGCCATACTCTGACCTGAGAGTCTGTATGTGTCATATGTATCCACAGAAGTGTGTGGGATAACGCGTGGTGTGCGGAAGATGATGTCTTTCTTAGCGCGCTTATCAAGATCAGATATCTCCATAAGATATGCAAGTGCCATCTCTGTGTTGAAGCGTAGTTCGTAGGTCTCTGTGCCGTTTTTCTCACCACCGATGTGATGTGTTTTGATGGTCTCTGTTGCATACTGCGCCATCCACAAACCTGAGTTCTTTGATGCCTCTGCGCACCACGCTACGAGTGCATCTTCATCTGCGCGATTGTCGAGATATAGCCAGGAGCTACCACCATCTCCTCGATCCTCTGCAGTACCGATGCGCTTTCCATCTCTGTACACAGATGCTGTCCAAGCCTGACCCTCGTGTGTGTTGAGGGTTTTGATGTTTTTGAGTTCGTACTTCATATCTGCCTCCATTTAGGTGGGGGACTACTCCCCCTGCAGACAAGAAGGTACGCCTACCCCCTATGCATTACAAGTACCCCTATAGGAGTGTCGGAGTCGGTGTCCATAGGGTGATGTCCACGCCGGTGCGCTCGCCATAATCCTTGCGAGCTATGATGGATGTGACCTGCGCATCATCTCTGTAGGCGATAGCTGTGAGCCCATCTAGGACAGCCCTGACCAGTTTGTCTAGGTCAGGCGCGACTGTGGGGTGAGATCGAGTCACAGTCCGAGGTTTAGGCATAACAAAGGACATTTCAATACTTATTGCACCATCTCGCGGCAGAGCACCGGCGTGTCTAGCTCTCAAAGCGACAGAGGATCGCCACACGGCGAGCGCAGAGCCCTGCGTGTGCAGGATATGTCCGTTGATGACTTTCATAGACCCCTGGGGTATAGGTCTGCCATCAACAAAGAATGAGATCACACTCGGAGTGTAACTGCTCCATTCACAATCTCAAGATGATCTCGACCTGTCTCATCTATGACATAGAAGTCATATGTGCCTATCCGGTCAGGGCCAAATGTGCTCTTGACTGTATAGGTGTGGCGGTTGATTACAACCTGATCTCCATAGCTGACCTCACCTGGGTTCACTATCCGTTCCATGACACCTCCTCGTGGTGTAATGATTACATACAGGATAACACTATCTCTGAGGTTTAGCGTGAGCGTTTCTGTAGCATGTCGCGAATACTTTGGGGCATCGGTACAGCCCTCTCTCTCGCCTCATCTTGCTCTCGCTGATACTCAGCAGTTTTGCGCACCTCGATCTCTCTGCGCCTCTCTGCCTCTGCCCTCTCCTGGGCAAGTTTCTCCTCCTTAGATAGCTCTCTAGGCGGTAGTGGCTCATCTCCCCACCGGTGTGCATTGAGCCATGTGGCTGCGTGGGCTGTATAGCTCGGACTGCGATTCGGATCATCGGCATATCTCTGAGCCCCTGCACATATCTCCTCACCTGTAGCTACCTGTAGGGCTTTCTCAAACGCCTTGAGCGCAGCCTGTTTTGCCACCTTCCTCGGATAGATAGACCAAAACACATCAAAGTGGTGTTTCAAGGATGGTTCTAAAGGATGGTTCTTGGGGCGTGATTGTCGCCCCGTATCTGTCGTAGTTGTCGCCCCGTCAGCGACATCGGTACGCCCCGTCACATTGTCGCCTCGTAATCTGTAGATGTTTATCTGATACAGATGTGGTCTGCGATCCTCTCGACATCCTGCCGAACCGCCAGAGTGCTTGAACATTTTGATATACCCCTGACTCACGAGGTTGTTCACAGCTATCTGGACGGTTCGTACTGAGATAGATGATTTCTTGGCGATAGTCGCCTGTGACGGATAGGACTGCGTACCCTCATCATTTGCATGATCCGCAATCACTAGCAACACCATCTTCTCTACAGTAGGCAGGTCGGTGCGCCACACCTCTGCCATCAGCCGGATACTCACATACACTCCACTATCTGCTCATATGTGATGCCATATAGAGCTAGTTCCTCTATCGCCCTCAGCCTCTGATTGGGATATCGGTTCGGGTCACGCATAGCTACACGCTCTACGCTCGTCATCCCACCCCACACGCCATAGTCCTCGTGCTCCATCGCATATGTCAGACAGGTAAGCCATAGGGGACAGCGAGCGCAGACCGAGCGCAGCGCGTTGATGTACTCGTACTGCAGGATCGAGCGTTGCTCCTCTACTGTGTAGAACAGGTCTGTATAGATACTGCCCTTACAGGCAGCCTCATCCCAATCTATTTCGCCATACTTGGGCATCCACCAACCCCCGATGAGTTAAAGAAAGGGCAATAGTCCTTGCAGAAACTCACGAACTTCTCAGGGGCAGGAGGTTCAGCATCGCTCCTCACGATGTCTTTGATCTCATCTAGCCAGGCGATAGCCTCTAGTGCTATCAGCTCGCTATATGGCTCTTGTACGACTCGGATATCAGTCATCTTGCCGTCACGAGGTATGCCTACTAGGGATACCTCTTTGACATCGTAGCCATTCTTGGACAGGAGATACCCATAGGTATGTATCTGCCACATTTTCTGTCTGTCATTTAGATATCGCAGACCTGACTTGGTAGTCGTTTTGAAGTCCACTACGAGTCCTATGTCCTTGATGAACAGGTCGCAATGACCGCGCAGACCCTCGTGTGCTATCTCTAACTCTATGAGGTAGTTCTCGCCGAACGGATCAAGTCGAGTCATCACCTTCTCCATACCTGAGTGGATGAAAGTACCCAGGATTGCTCCAAGTGATTCTGTCGGATTAGTTTTCTCATCTTGTTTGAGCTCGTGCCATACACGCCTACGACAGCCACCTAGACTGCTCGGCCCGATATCTACCTGCAGACTTCGATCTCTCTGAGCATCGTAGCCCTGTAGTGATTTCACTATGACATCCTGTAAATCAATCATTTTTGAGCCCTTTCTCGGCTACTACAGCACAGATCATCCGCACTCGTAGTGATGCTGCATACCAATCTGACGATATCTCCTTGCCCTCTGACAGGTCTATAGACCGAATCTCCTCAGCTATCTTCATGCGTAGCTCTGTCTCGGTCATGACATCTCCATACTCGCTCGCACAGATGCGCTCATACTCTGAGCGATTTTCACCTGTGTCTGCAGTCTGTTCACATTAGCGCGAGATGCTTTGACCTTCGCCTCCTCAACCGCAATGACCATATGTTTCTCAGCATTGGCTACGAGTGCGATGTCCTCGCGCTCGCCTACTGTGTAGTTTCTGCCGGTGGGGGATGAGCGACCTGCTAGTTCTAATCGCGACTTGGCTAGACCTATCTCATAGTCTGCGACTGCCGTGTAGTACGACATCTCGCACGATACGAGTTCCTGATGTGCTACATCTACCTCTTTTGATAGTACATATAGGCGACTCTCAATCTGTTGGGGTGTCACTACCTGACTCATCATCTACCCCCCTCACTATATGTAGCCCCTCGTTTTTCTGTTTCTCCTGGATAGCTATGAGTTTGGTTGCATCCGCAGATAGATCAAACGGATCGACAACGAGCTGATAGCCAGCCATCTCTAGAGCCTCACCTAGTCGCTCAGGGAATATGTCACCGAGAGCCTTTGATACCGACCTGATACCCATAGCGTTCTGATGTACTGCCACCACGAATCCCATCGTGGGTTGGAACTTCTTTTGTTTGTCACTCATAGGAGCATCCCTTCCTCTGCACATCGCCATACGATGCACTCGTTTCCGTGTTTGTTTTTCCGCGTAGTGCCGGTGTCTATGATGTGTCCATCCTCGACTAGACCGCCACGAGTAGGTCTGACTGTGTTGCCGTCTATTCCTAGTGCATCCTGTATCTCATCATCAGTAGCACCCTGTAGTCCACGATTTACGATGTAGTCATAGACTCTGCGCCGTTTTGTTCCTGATCTCGGCAGGGCTTTCTCTGCTGCCAGTACCGAGGTGCGCTGTGCATTACTCGCTACTCTGACTCTGTTGCGGTCTATCACAGTTGCACGAGCCTCTTGTTGATGGCATCTAGCAGAGTGACTCCATCTACACGCACCTCTAGGATGCTCGCGTTTTCGTTGTAGAGGGTTTTGAGTTCAGCCTTTGTAGGGATGTCAGCGACTGTAGGGATGAGAGATGCAGCCTGAGCTATCTCCTCAGGTGTCGGTACTTTGATTACAAAAGCAGGTTTGGTATCTGCACTCTTAGCGCGCTCTACCTTCTCCATCTCATTACGAGTAGGGCGTGTTGGCTTTTTGCTATTCGGATCGACACCGAGGTAGCCAGCCATACTGAGTGCGCGACCTGCAGCCGAGGTCGAGCAGTTCTCTAGAGCTGAGTATTTGTTCACAGGGCTAGAGCCCACCATCTCCTCGGCATAGTCCACAGCCTTGAGGAGGTCGCCGTAGTACACCGATGCCTTTACGATGTACTGCAGAGGTCGGAGTGTCTGAGGATCGCGCACGATATCCACGATCTCGGTGATGATGCGGAGGTCAGCGTGGTCAGAGTGAGCTCGCTGTAATCTTTCCGCGACTGTCTCGTATGCGTTTAGATCAAACGCCATGATTTGCCTTCTTTCTGTATGGGGCGCATCGCGCCCAGGGTCAGGTCAGACCTTAGACGACACGCCTGACATATGGAAGTACCGCCACGCCCTAGATGTAATGGATGGCATACTCAGGGGTCAGGAGGTGGGCTATGTCAGCCAGGGTACATATCAGTCTGTTCAACCTAATTGTTGAGGTGGAGTCAGACTTCAAATATCCAGATCAGATGCAGGATATGAGTAATAGAGCTATGAGTTTATTTCAGGGTGCGATTGAGTTTTGCAAGGCAAACAATCTAGATATCCGCACTCAGGATGTAGATGACCTCATAGATGAGGATGATGACTGATGTGTCTCTCCTGTGGGGACTGCCGTAGAGAGCATCCCTACTCTGTAGATGACTCCATAGACTTGTCAGAGGCTACCAATCTACTGATGAGCCAGTCCACCACCGGTACAGCCACCGCGTTGCCTAGCTGTTTGTAGCGATGACTATCTGCCTGTCCCTCAGTCCATCCATCAGGGAAGCCCTGTAGTCGCTCACACTCTGTAGGAGTCAGTCGTCTGACAGTAGATGTAAATAGTGTCTGAAAGTTAGAAGTGCGCAGCGAGAACGAGGTATCGGATACCAACGGCCCTTTACCGCCCCCAGGCTTGCCCTCTCGATCCTGCATCACCATAGGTTCTTCCATATGCACCACTCCCATCTTGTCCATGTCTGTGCCTGATCTCAGAGTCTGCGCTATATCGCTAGTCGTCTGATTGTAGGTATCAAATGTCTGAGCTATGAATAACTGAGCATGATGGCTCTGTACTGATGGCTGATGAGCCTGTAGTGCTAGTGCTGTATCTGTAGGTGTAGCTGAGAAAGTATCGGCCTGAGCATCCTCTCGTATCGAGTAAGCGACTGTCTCATCCTCACCCTCCTGATAGACCATCGGCATATTGTTCCCACCTGTTCCCATACGCGCCTGTAGCGTGTTGATTTTGTCATCCTGGATGCGTATGTCATCCACTCGATTGCCATAGAAAACGATGACAGTAGCTCGTGTTTCGTGTGCGTTATCAAATACATTCAAGGTAGGTACTACCCCTCCCATAGCCCATGACTCGTTATCCTCAACAGTCTGAGCCCGTCTAGTCTTGACTGCCCACAGTAGGTTCATCTATCAACACCATCTGCATCCTGCCCTTATCAGGCATCCGTTGTTCGTTTGAGGTAGTAGTCAGAGCCTGTGCCGTTGTTGATCCATCCCACCATGTCGCCTCCTGAATAACTATTTTGTTCTCATGGACTTGCTGTTGCTGTGGGAACTTGTAATCCGATGCCTGTAGTGTGCCTACGATGTCTGATCCGATGATGCCACCTGCTCTAGTGCCGCGTTTAGCTGTTCCGGCAGAGTCTTGCCCCTTCGCCCTGCTCGGCGTAGTATCCCCTGCGCTGCCCTCGGCGAGATCGAGTATTTCTGCAGGTGTTCTCCAGTCGTCTCCAAGACATCCGACAATGAAGACTCTGCGCCGTCTTTGGGGAACTCCGAAGTACTGAGCATCAAGCACACGCCACGCGATGCTATACCCCCTCTCAGCCAACGCCCCGATGACGACTCCCATATCCCGTCCTCCACTAGATGTGAGCAGACCAGGGACATTTTCGAGGATGAAGTACTTCGCTTGGGTTTCATCAAGGAGTCTGCAGATTTCCCAGAAAAGTCCAGAGCGAGCTCCTGCGAGCCCTGCTCGTCTCCCTGCCACAGACAAGTCTTGGCATGGAAATCCTCCAACGATGACTCCATGTTCTGGAGTAAATCCTGCACTAATGAGTTGCTCACCTGATACCCCCTGTATATCTCCATATATGCGACTGTTTGGAAAGTGACGATGCAGGATGCCCTGCGCACTTCGATCTATCTCTACTGATGCTACAACCTTGATTCCGTTGCGCTCTAGCGCGATGTCAAAGCCTCCGATACCTGCGAACAGGGATACTGCAGTCATCTGTGTCATATCGCCCCCTCTACTGAACTACCCTAGTCCAGCCAGACCTTATATCCAGCCGTAACGCGACCTTTTTCAGGGTCTATGAAATGTAGTCGCTGTGATGGAGTAGCTGAGGCTGCGAGCATAATCCCTGCATACCTGTTATCGCTCTCCGTTGATCCTGTCTGATACACAGCCCCCTGCCCATTAGCCATCGGCCACTCTGCGTGTGTGTGATAGTGACCTACATAGACATCACGAAACTCAAAAGGTAGAGAGCCTGATCTCCATCTATTCATATGCTGGACTATAGCTCCTGGGCTTGCGTATCCATTGCGACCTATCTCATCTCCATGTATAAGGATGGCTCGGTAGTTTCCGATGATGACCTTCTGCCAGTCCTCTGGACACTCCTGCCAGGTCAGGCGTTTCTCACCCTGCAGTAGCTGACGAGCGAGCTCGTAGCACATCCGGTCAAAGTTATCGGATCGAGGCACATTGTCACGCTTTGATCCTATGCGCCCATGATTACCCCACTCAGGTATGACTGTCACCTTCTCATAGTGGGCGAGCGCATATCGGACTACATCTACACACAGTCTAGAAACATTCACATATTGCTCAAACAGGGTCGCATCTATCTCAAATGCCTGGGTAGGGAAGTTGAATAGTCCCTCGACCATATCTCCACCGAACAGGATGGCACAGTCTTTCACAGGATGGTCTGCTCTCTGTATCTCTGTGATGCGTACAGCTCGCTCGGCAAACTGCAGAACTCTCTGCCGCATCACCTCAGAGTCATAGCTCGTGGTGCGCTTTGCCCCCTGCCAGTCTGTCATATGCCATAGGGCAACCTCTGCCTTTGTCTTGCGCTTATCTACCGGCGGAGCTGTCACATTTGGTACAGGCCCAAAGGTCAGCATCGCATCGTAGGCAGACTGATGAGTCGCCTCTACTAGATCGTCTGTTTTTGTTTTTGCTTTCAGTAGCTGTTTCTGCATTCTAAATATCACAGATCGTAGCTCTTTGACATCCGAGGACTCTATGCCCTCAGGCAGCTCCTCTAGGCGTTTCTCAATACTCATTGCGTGGCTATTTCGTACCCATGCTGTGTATAGCCCTGCTTATCAAGCCAGCTATCCTCGTGCTCAGGAGATCGAAAGAGTCGAACAGTCTTGAGAGCATCCATCATCAGAGCTACCTGGTATGCCGGTATCTCATCTCTATCTAGGAGTGCTCCCCAGATTTTGCCTATCTTCACGAAGTTATCTATGGCATCGCCATACTCATCCTGCCGAGATGCAAGTATCGTCTCTACTTTGGACATGGACACTCACCCTTGCGATGAGCCCTGAAACTATCCTGTGATGTTTTGTGACCCTCCTGTCTGAGTGCCTTGACGATCAGGCTGACAGGTATGCCTTTCTCCCACGCTTTATCTATGGCTTTCTGATCCTCTTTAGATAATGCGAGGTACGGATTCATATATGCGCATCCGCTTGATTTTCTACTGCGCTTGGCAAACTCGTCTAGTGTGTCTGATAACGCCATATCCCACCTCCGCGCACACACTAACACAAACTCTCAACGAGCACTTTATGGATACCGATAGGGGTCAGGTGTGTGTCTGACCCCCTCGGCGTTTCCCAATGGAGGTAGGGAGGTCTATGCCTTCTTTTTCTTGCTGTCCTTTTTCGCTAGTTTGTCTAGCTCTAAGTCCACTACATCAGCGATGAGGCCGAATGCAGGGTCTTTCTTATCTAGTGCTCGTAGTGCAGGTGCGATGACACCGGCAACGACAGCTACGAGATACACCTTAGGATCAGTCGATCCGATAGCGATGAGTGGAGTGATAGCGACTAGCACACCACGCGCATATGACTTGAGGATGGATTGCATTTTGTTTGACATCATTTCTCCTTCCTGTGGGCTGTTATGGGCGAGCGACTGCCATGACTAGAGAGTAGGCGCGTTTCTTGCGATACACACCATCTCCGTTAGCCTGAGAGCCTCTCTTATCCCCTGATGTATTGCCCTCTATACACCATAGGAACTTCTTGCCATCGTTTTTGACCACGATACCTACATGGTCTGGCTGTGCATCGTCATCAAACTGAAAGAATACGATGTCACCTGGCTGTGCCTGTCCGATAGGGATGGTCTTGCCCTTTTTGGCAAACCACTTGAGCCCTGCATCGCATGATGCAAAGCCTTTCTTACCTGAGGCTGCTACTGATGCAGACTGTCCGACCTGTGTGTAACACCAGGATACGAACATTGCACACCAGGGAGCGTTGTTCAGTCCATACCACTTGCCATACTTGGTGTCGTTGTTGCCTGTCTCCTGATATCCGAGCTCGCCAGTCGCTACTACTACTACGCTCATCTGCGCCTTCTCTCTACTGTTTGTCCATGAGCAGGGTGTATATCTGATCTACTCTGGTCTCTAGTTTGTCTATCTTTTTCTCTATCTCTCCGACTCGATCCTTGATGGATGACCCACTATTCGGCCTGAGTTCTACTAGATAGTATTTCACGAGAAACCTCACAGCGATAGCTAGTGAGCCTGTGATAGATGTGAAGGCAAGTACGAGCCCTGCCCAGTCGTTGGCTGTCATATGTCAGATAGTAACAGTTACGCGATGAAGTATGTTCCTGATACATACCAGGTCACGCTAGTGGTCAGAGTTGTAGGTTTGTTATGCGAGAAAATATCCTGTGAGCCATTAGCCGCAGGGTGATACAGAGTGATGCTAGTAGAGTTCGCTCCGAGATCAGCGAGTAGCGTGTAGTGATCTGCTCCCTTGTGCAGTCCACCGAGGTGCTGGAAGCTAGTCTGAGAGGCTAGACCTGTCGGTAGCGTAATGCTGTACTGACCTGTACCGAAGTTAGTCACAGTCGCGCAGTTCACCTGGATGTTGTAGAACACCATCTTTCCGACTCGGATATATGTGCCTGTGGCAGGTGTGCCGGTGAAGGCAAGCCCTGTGCCTGACCATGTGGGCGTATAGCTCAGTCGAGGAGTGCCTAGATTGTCATCAGCTATCTCTATCCAGGCTGTGCCATTCCAGTACTTGAGGTAGAGCCCATATGTGTCGTAGTACATATCGCCTATGCGTGGATTGGTAGGTGTGCTAGTCGAGAAGTTCACATTTGGAGCTGTCAGCCTCTGAGCAGTCTCTAGTTTGCGCAGTCTCTGATCTAGGTCGGACATAATCATGCGCAGATCGAAGGGCTGATTGATATATGCCATGTGTCCTCAGTTCGTAGTCGTAGTCAGGGTCAGAGTCACACGCTCAGGCCCATCCTCGCCTGGCTGTACTGAGAGTCCGACTATGCGGTAGATAGCATCTAGTGTCCCAGGGAATCGCTCATCCTGGATGACGAGTCGAGCATCATCGCCTATCTGATAGTCACCTAGCTCAGGTACAGCGTATGCAGGTACGACTATCTTGATGGTCGTAGGCGGATATGCGACTGCGAGTACCTGACCGGTAGCGAGCTCCTGTAGGTAGGTCGCATCGGTCACATCTGAGTAGTTTGCCTGTTCCTCTAGCAACGGCCAGCCATCTGCTAGGAGGGTTGCATCCTGCGCAGTCTCTATCAGCTTGCCCTCGTTTGATCCTGCACCGAGCGCATACACAGTATTGGCTGCTATAGCACCATCCTCAGGATACTCATACTCCACGATGTTCCCTGCAGGGAACTCAAATACGAGGGCCTCAGGATCACTAGGACTATAGACAGTACCTGTACGCGGATAGCCAAGTACGAGAG